GCTAATTTAACCGCACACTGTATTAACGGACTCTTACGAGCCTCTCTATCTACTTGTGATTGACTTGCAACAGACGGCGCGTAAATCGCATACCCTAATTCTAAGTTTTGGCCTGTGGTAATGTTTCCGAAAGATGGGCCATTCCACACGCCTGGAGCAATCAAGCCGTTGTTCACGCCCTGGTTCATAACCGCAGCAACAGCGGCAACGATTTGTGTAACGCCTGAATCTGTTTGAGCTATTTTTGGGTTAGAATAAAGCAGGTTGTAAATAGCTACTTGTATGCTATTTTGTAACCAGTCAAAACCTTGTCTTTCATCCATATAGAGATTAAAAGACATAACGCCGTTCAAAAATATTGCGGTACCATTGTTTACATTTGCGTACACATTGCAGTTATTAGCAGCCAAGAAATCAGCTTGTGTTTCGCTTACATACTCAGCAACAACGCCAGGTTCAGTTTTAAACATGTATGTTTTAGTTGTGTTGCTTCCAGTAAAATCAACGCTTGCCCATGTTCCAGCCATTGAGCAAAGAGCGAATTCATTCTCAAGGCTTGCTTGTACAGCGCTTCTGTCATACTCAAGTTCTTTTAATCTTTGTGACAACAAATCTGTAGCGATAGGGTCAAATTCCCCGCTTGCTTGGTCGGTGCAGAATAAGACACGAGAAATGCTAGCGGCTTGAATAAATGCAGCCACGCCTACAAGCTGGTCATCAGTAGGCATCGTATCAGCAGCAAACGATGCAATGTACCAATCAGAAGATTGGTTATATAAAGCGGTAATAGCGGCTAACGGCGTTTCTGCTGCATACCCGTCCACAGGCGCAGCGCTAGCTGTTGCGGAGGTTAGCTTTAACTGCGCCGAAATGTCCGTGCCCGTTCCTTCTGGTGTAGCATAGCTAACCGTAGAGCTCGTGCCAGTTGTATCGCTTTTTGCGATAAATTTTGTACCATCCCAGGTAACAGTGCCGCCGCTGAGAGCTGCGGTAATCACAGCGGCAACGCCGTTAAGTGTGGTTTGAGCTGTAAAATCTAATGCGGTGACGTCTTCTTCAACGCCATCAAAAGATATTGTAAAAGAGCCGTCATCAATGCCAGTCCATGCGGACATTAATTTTTCGGCTGTGCTTAATAGTCCGCCGTCTAAAAATCCTGCTGTAGCAGTACGCAACCAACGGCCTATTAAAATTTCGTCCGGCTGAGGTGATACGGAGAAATAAAGTAATGCGGCTTTGTATTCTGGAGAGTCAACGCCAAAATCAGCAGCCACCCCATCAATTCCGCTATAGCTTCTAATCCTTTCTGCGCCGCTGATAACGTCACTATCGCCTACAACTAAGAGCAAGCCGAAGTTTCTAACGGCAGCGCCTAGAGGACTTAATACGACGTCCACGTTAACAAAACGCGATACACTTAACCCTTGTGTCATGTTGTCACCTCAAAATTTTCTTCATAGTCATTCTCAAATTGCAACGTGCCCTCTGCGCTTAACAGAGATAATATGTCGTAAACCCTAGACACATCGCGATTCATATTTACCGTTATGTCCGCCCTTTGGTAGTAACGGTCATTAACAAGTTCCGGCATATAAACAATATCCTGGCACCCATTCGGAGCCATTCCAGCAGCAAATAGCTGCTCTAAATTCTGCGATATCTGCAAGCCGTCTCTTAGAATGCCCGCGTACGCTGTGCAGTTAGGCCCATAGAAACTAACCTGCAAATCAAAAAATTCAGTTCTAGTTAGCGTTCCGTCGTTCTCATCATTCTGCACATAAGCGCCGACTGATTCTGTACGTCTATTCAAAATCGCAAAACCGCACCAGTTGACATCTATACCCAATCTGGTTGGCGGGTTAGGCTGAAATGCTGGCCTAACAAATGTATCTCCAAGCCCAGTAATTCCCGCTATCGCGCCGTGCAAAAAATCTTGTAGCGCGTTGTCATCTAATACCGTGTTCGTCGGCGTTAAATAACCGCCCGTCGCGCTTGTGTTAGACATTACTTACGGGCTCCAATCTGCAAACTGCATGAGTCCATCCGGCCCCGTAATTGCTGTAATTCTCGACTACAGCTTCAACTTGATATCTTTTCCCACGCCAAACGATCACGTCTGCATAACCGCCAGGTGCCGCGCCGTAAAGCACGCCCGCGTAATAAACGTCTATCGCATCAGTAAGCCAAGCGTCGTTAGGCTCTCGCGTTAACGTTTCGGCCTTTCTCCCCTGTACGCACATGTACACCTGGGATGACGTCTCAACAAAGCTTGCTCTACCAACAGAACTCACAACCTCCGGCGTGCGGCGTATCAATGTGACCGTGTCTAAAAAATCCGGGTCTGTTAATATGTCGCTAACATCAACTTGGGCCATTATTCGCCAACCTCAGTATGTATCGAGTTCACAAGTTGCCCGGTCACTATTAAAGGCTTCGTTCCTTTAAACCCTTTTCGCTTCCTTGCTTTAACCGTGCTTTCAGATAACGACTCAAACCCATTACTGCTGGTAATATTCTTTTTGGCCCTATTCTGTACTTTAGTTCCCACCGCCAATAAAGCCGCGTCTATATTTCCGTCCCCGCCTATTGCGTTTTTTGCAGCATTAGATAGCGTTTTTTCAATCTCGTCTTTAGACGATAAAGCCGCTGGGATTAAAAATGGCCTTGGCGGTATATTATGCAAAGGTGAACCAAACTCATTTATGTACCCTATTTCGGCGTTGGTAATATTTACGTCTCTGCCTGACTCTTTTAAGTCTTGTCTTCTGGCATTGTCTGGATTATCCAAAGGTATACCCACATAAGCTTTACGCTTAATCATTTTTACAATGCTTTCTTTAAAAGCACTAACACGGTCTACTGTAACTTTGACAACCATTTCCTACCGCTATCGCCCCATGCCAAAACATCTTACGCAAATACAGATATTGCCTTCCGTAAACTGTCTCGTTAAAATTCCCCTGCCCCGGCGTTCCAGCGCTTGCGCCATCATATTGCTGCGTAACTGAGCCCGCCGTTTTTTCAGTTATCGCCCCGCCTTCTCTACCAGGCACCCCGCCAACGCTAGAGACTTTTATTGCTCTTGCTTGCAGCACAAGATTATGGGCAGTAAAAAGCTCTATTAGCTGGTTATATGCACCACCAAAAACTTCTGGCGAATTAATCTGCTCGCCAACCCCAGCCCAGAATCCGCACATGCTATCCGTGTAAACGTCTTCATCTGCAAATTCTGGAAAGTCCAATCTAAACTGGGCAATATCCATTTCAAGCCAATTCCTGCGGCTGTTCCTCTTCAAGCTCAACAGAATCGGAAATTTCTTTCTTTTTTCTGCCGCGCTTTCCTTTTTGCTCAACACCCTCCGTAATGTCTTGCAAAGAATCCTCTTGTGCGTCACTCTCTAAAATCAAATCGCCTTTTTCTTTAAAGGCGTTTAGGAACCAGTGGTCTGAAAACAATTTTGCAGTAAGCTCATTGTCATCACCATAGGTTCCGGCTTTAAAAGTAACGCCGTCAAAAATGAAAGGTTTCCGCACTATTGCTTTCATTTTCTATCCTTAAGATGGCTTGTATATGGACAACGATTGTGTATCGTTGATTCCGTCCATATAGCCAATGGATTGCGGGTAAATCACTTCAACAACACCATGGCCCCAGATATAGGGTCTGTAGTATGTGATTGCGCGAACATAAGGTTGCACTGGTCGAATAGGAGCTAATACAAAGCGTAAAAATCTTGCATCGTCATTGTATGCAATCATTCGTTGCTTACTGCTGGTTCCTTCGTTCACAATCCATTTCATTGGCACGATTTCTAACGGTAAGCCAGTAGTAGATGTGTATAAGTTATTTACTTTTATCCATTCCAAAATACTTTTATCCGCTGCTAAGCTAAAGTTTACGGAGTTAATGTACGAAAAAGTTTCTGGGTCTAAGCCGATTTTGTTTGGCAAATCGTTGCTATAACCCATTTGTAACCAAACTTGTTTTAACAATGCATTAACGTCCGCGGAAATTTCGGCCGGTGTCTTGTTTTTCCAATATGGAGAACCAGACGTTCCATTGGGCGCATTCATTGGTGTGACATATGAGCTATTTACTAAGCCAGTTTTACCCGCGGCACTATCACCAATATATACAACTTGGTCGGTAGACATTTCATACTCTGTTTTGATAGCCTCCATTTTTTGAACGTCAAGCGGTTGACCAAGGCGTTGTGATGCCAAAAGCTCAGGTTCAGTAAAAGAAATTTGAGCACCCAACAAGTCAATCTTGTTCTGCACAAATTCGCTGTCTAAAGAAACATCTTTTAACTCATTGCTATTCCTGGCAACATATGGCAAACCCTGAACATTGGATGTACCAGAGAAAGCGTAAGTGCTGCGCAAGAAAGATGTGGAAAGATATGACAAATCTACACCAGGTTTTAAAGTGATATCCCGCCCGTAAGTTACGGACTTTATCGGCAAGTGCAGCGCTGGATCGTTATTATCTAGCTGTTGTATGTAATACGACATTAATTGTGCATTAATACTCATTTAATTTACTCCATTATTCTGTATAATTTATTTAGACACACGGATAACAGCAACGTTATTGCTATCTTTTCCGGCGGCTGCCCATATAACATTGGTTAAAGCTACATTGTTGGAACCATCCGCAGTGGCCTCTAAATCACCAATAGCTTTCCCTGTAGCGGCAACTACGCGCATATAAACAGTTCCGTTTATTGACGGCGTGCCAATCGTGCAATACACAAAAACATACCCGTCTACTAAAATACCTTGCGCATAAGTTGTATTAGGAACTGCGGCTCCGCTATTGCTTGAGCTTCCGGAAACGCCAGGAATGCTTCGCGTTAAAACCCCGTAAAAATCTGCTGCTGTATCGCTTGCTTCAATTGCATTAACCAAATTGCTTACGATTTTAACTGGGGCGCCAAAAGCCAATGGTGGATTTGCTGGGTCTAACCATAAAGTTTCAACTAAAGATTGATTGTTATCGGCAACATCGCCAGGTACGCCACTCGGCGCACGATATACAAATGTATTGTTTAAATAGCTACTCATTGTTTACTCCCTTATTTTTTCCACGCTGCTTTTAAAATTTGACCGTATTTGCTTGAAGTCATAACCTCTGGTGTTTTTCCTGCGTTTATGCCATCGCTTACGTATCTACCAGAAAGGGAAGATACGGGGCTGCCTCGTTGTGCTCGTACAATTTCAGACGCTCCAACAAAAACAACGTGGCGCAGCGCTGAATCACCACGCATTTCGCCAAAATGCCGTCCGCCCAGCAGGGAATCTATAATCACTTTTGTGCCAGCGTCTTTGTATGCTTGCCTCAATGATTCCATTTCCATATCTTCATCTTCTGAAACGCCAGGTGCCAATATTTCAGCTCTTGATAAAGTGTCTGCATCAATAGTCATTTTTGAGTCCTTTTTATCTTTCTTGCCTTTCTTGTCAGAGGATTCTTCTTCCTCTTCCATGTCCTCATCTTTTCTGTCTTTTCTCAACATGTCGGCCATGTCTTTAACAGCTTTTTCAATAGCGCCAATACGCTTATTCATTGCATCGTTTGCTTGATTATCTTTAGTGTCATTAGCTTCCGCTGTATCAGCAGCATCTTCGCGAGAATCGCTGATTAGAAGACTCAATACCTTTTCTTTAAAACTCATCTTTCTCTCCACATTTGTTGACTTTTCAATAGCCGCATCTTTAATAGCGAATTGGTGTCCAGCCCTTCCCGCGGTTACTATCGCGAGATGGTTCCCTCTTATATTTTCCTGTAGCCCAACCCCTGGAGATATTTCAATCTCTTCCGAGGTGAAGCCTATAGAAACCTCCCTTGTTTCCCCGCTTAGAACCTGCTCAATAGCTTCTTGCTCCATAACCAGCACATCACCTATGAGCTTATCCATGTCCTCATCTAATCCTTGCCGTACATTTTTTAGGGTTCCGACAGTAACGGACGAATAATTTTCAGGGGTCACTTGCTCATCTGGGTGCTGCAATGTCACAGGCTTACCCTCAAATGAGGCGATCGTGGCTGGACTTGTAATCTCTTCTATCGTGCGTATCATGCGCACCAAACCGTTCTTATCCGGCGCAACCCCGACTTCGGAATCTTTATAGTAGAAGTCGCCCGCTCTCGTTATAGCTACGTTTTTACAAATCAAAAATCCCTCGTCTGTACGAGCGATGTTATTTGATAGCGGCGTCGCGTAATAAAATTGAGACATCACAAGCCTTCTAAACTTAATTAAGCCCAGTTTAAAACGGATAATTAAAAACAGATGCGCTGTTTTGGCGTATACGAACTTTTTTATATTTTTTTGTGTTATAATAATTTTATTTTGTTGGTTACATTGATGTTTAAAACAAAAGTAAATACAGAAATCCTCGAAAAAATACGTGACGGAATCAGAACGAAAACCCCCAAAGAAATAGCAGGGAAAGTTGGACTTCACCCGGAAACGGTTTCCAAGATAGCAAGGCTATATTTCAACTATAAAGGCAAGAGAAATAATCC